GGAGCTGCTGGAACATCTGCTGGCCATTAACACTCAGGGATGAAGCGAGGCTCGCGATAGTCTGCGCGAAGGCAGTGACCAGCTGTGCGGCGATCGGACCGATCATCGGCAGGAGCGTGATGATCCCCTGGAGCACGGCCTGGACGATCATCGGGACAGCTGCCGCGATCTGCGGGAGCGCCTGTATGATTCCGTTGGCCAGCGCCTGGATCAGCTGAACGCCTGCTGTGATGATCTGCGGGAGATTGGAGACAATGGCTTGGATCAGGATCATGAAGATCGAGATGGCCGTCTGCGCGATCATCGGGATGCCTGTCGCGAGTCCGTTCGAGAACTCAGTGATCATCTGTGTCGCCGTGTTGATGAATCCGGGTACCTGCGAGAGGATGCCGTTGATCAGCGACTCGATCAGTGGCGGCCCCTGCTGCGCCAGAAGGCTGCCGGCCTGGGCGATGCCCTCGCCGATCCCCTGGATGAGGTCGAGCCCGACGCTGATCGCTTCAGGGATCGATGTTCCGAGACCTTCAAAGAAGTAGAGCAGACTCTCCGCTGCCGACTGCAGGATGCTCGGAGCCGCCTGGGCGAGCCCCTCCATCAGTGTCCTGACGACCTGCATACCAAACAGGCGGAACTGTGCCTGGCCTCTGAAGAATCCGCTCGCAAGAGACGAGAGGATCTTTCCGACGCCGGTGGCGATCTGTCCCTGGTTCTTCGTAAATCCATCCATCAGGGCCTGCATGGCGTTGCCTCCAGTGCTTGCCAGTTGCGGAAGGATCTTTGCCGCAGCATTGACGGCATTCAAAAAGACATCCGGCAGAGCTGCCGCGATGCCCTCGAATCCTCCGGTGCGCATGGCCTCAGACAGGATGCCGATCTGCTTGGTCCCGAACTGGACGGCGCCCCTGAGAGGCTTCTGAAGGCCGTCATAGATCGCGATGCCGGTATCCTGCAGGGCACTCTTGAAGATCGAGAGGTCGCCCTCCAGGTTGTCGAGCTTCGCCTCTCTCATGGCATCCAGCGCGCCGGTGGAGTTTTGCAATTCTGTCTGCAGAGCCTGCCATTCCGGGATTCCCTCTGCAGTGGTGTCATTTAATCCGCCCAGGAGCTTGTTGAGATCCTTGACATGCTGCTTTCCGCCGAGGGCGGCAAGGGCCGCATTCCGCTCTTCATCAGACAGACCCTTCGTGGCCTCGTTGACCTTCTGAAGAGTTGCCTGCAGGCCGATGAACTTGCCGCTGCTGTCGAAGGCTGAGATGCCGAGCTGGTTCATCATCTTGCCTGCCTGGCCAGTTCCGGTTGTCAGGTTGGTCATGATGGCGGAAAGCGCCTGGCCGGCTTCACCGCCCTTTCGTCCGCGGTTGGCCAGGACGCCCAGGGCCGTGGCCGATTCTTCGATCGGGACGCCCAGGTCTTTCATGGTTCCGCCGACATTCAGGTATGCCTCCATGAGCTGCTCCGCGCTCTGATTGGAGCTGTTCTGCGCTTTGGTGGCGACATCCAGGTATCCCGGCAGCTCATTCACTGTGAGACCCAGGGACGCCATGGAGTCGGTTACCAAGTCGGAAGTCCTGGCCAGATCCATGCCGGAGGCTTCTGATAGTTTCAGGACCGATGGAAGGGCGGCGATGGATGTATCTACGTCCCATCCGGCGAGGGCCATGTATTCGAGGGCGTTCGCGCTCTCTGATGCAGTCTTTGAGGTTGTCCGGCCCATCTCAAGGGCTGCCTCCCTCATCTTGTTGAAGTCTTCCCCGGATGCGTTCGCAGTGGCAGCGGCCGACGACATGGCCGTGTCGAACTGACGGCCGACGTCGATGCTCTTCTTCGCGATCACGCCCAGGGCCACGCCGGTCCCGACCATGGCGGCCGAGACTGCGGTGAATCCCTTCACGCCTGTCGGACCGATGGCTCCGAGCATGGCGATCTGCTTCATGGCTCCCCTGATGGATCCTCCGAGCGATTTATCAAGTTTTCCGGCGATCTTTATCGCGATTTTGTACTCTTTCATTTCTTCTGAGACTTCCTTAATTCGATTACATCGTCACATAGGTCAATCAAGTCAAAAAGGGACAGGCCCAGAAAGTAATCCAGGCCCGTCCCCAGGTTGAGTGATAAAGATATGCAACTTTTTCGGAGGTCTACTAAATGCTCGGGATTTATTCCTCTCCGAAGAAAAAAGAAGTGACCTTGTTCTTGATCTTGATCGCGTCCTTCGGCCGCAGCGCCTTGAAGAACTCCACCGGCCTCTTTGTCGCATAGGATGCGATGACCAGCGTATACTCGAGCGCCATCTCCGGGAGCACTGTGGCGTTTCCGGATGCGTTTAAGACCTTGTTCGCCTTGATCATATCATTGGCGCTCAGGTCATCCATGCCGCTGAGGTCGACCTCACTGATTGTCTCGCCTTCAAAGTTATAGGCGCGCGTGAACTTCACGACCAGGTCATTCTCCTTGTTTTCTACGATCTCTCTCGTAACCTCAACGATATCAGCATTTTTCTTTTTCTCTTCCATTCGTTTATCCTCCTACTGTTTTAGCACTGCTGCCTGATCTTTTCCATCAGGTCTACGCCATTGATCGAATACTTAAAATTCAGCTTGTCCAAAGTCACGACATTCTTGCCGTTGATGTCGATGGAGATGTACTGGATCTCAAGCTCGACCTCGGGCTCCATCTTCTTACCCTTGGCCATGGTGCCCATCTTTGTGGTCTTGGCCTTGCCGCGAACTACTACCTTGACAGGATAGTAGTCTGTCACGCCGGTCGTCGGATCCATGCACTGCATGGATCCTCGGAGTGTGAGAGTTGGCGGGGTTGTGGTGTCTAAGATCGCAAAAAGGTCCTCATATAAAACAGAGAACGGGATCTTGATCTGCATGGAGTCGAACTGGCCGGTGACAGGTTCCTCAAGGGTTCCGATGATGCCGGACCCTTCGATAGTGTCCGTGATGGCCTCGAAGTCGGGGAGTTCTACCTCCCCGGAGATCCCGATCAGGACCTGGCCTTCATTGTAGACATTATAGTGGTTTAATACTTCCGGTAATACTGCTGCCATTCTTATTCACCTCCAAGTACGCGAGCGAGCAGGTCGGTGTCGTAAGACAGGATGTCAACGATCTCCTGCGCCGGGGTGTACGGTGCGATCATCTGGCGGAAGGTCATCTTGCCGGCCAGGATATCCGTGACAGGATTATCCTCGGTCCGGTATTCGATCTTTGCTCCTGCCCACTTGTCTGGAGCGTATGCCGCGCAGCGGATGTTCTCCGTGTCGACAATGGACTCGATCAGGACCCGATTCATCGGATCATCGACCTTGCTGAAGTAGGTCAGGATGAAGTTGTTCCCCTGCCAGTTGAACATCCGGCGTACTGGAAGCCAGATGTCCTTCGCATCGGTGCTGCTTGGATAAGCTGCGGTATAGTTGCCCCAGAGTCTCCACCCGTTGACATTGACCGCAGTGATCACGCCGTAGGTGTTGACAGTAGATCCCTGATCCATGTCGATGGTGACCTCGGTGCCATCGGCCAGGCACTGACCGGTCACGCCGAGCATCTCATTGGATGGACTCTTGAAGGGCACATCGTCGTTCTGTGCGTCGTAGTAGGCCATAAGAGCCCCGACGACTGCTGACTTCGCGAAGATGTAATCACCCAGCCTGTCGCATGGCCAGAACACGGCCATGAATGGGGATGTGAATCCGCTGCTTTCCTTGACTGTCTTGCAGTCTGTGTACTTGGTCGCGGATGATGTGCTCAGATCCACCAGGGCCATCGCCTTGAAGACGCCGTTGATGTTGGCAGCCTTTGCAGCCAGGGCTACGCCGACTGTGGCATTCTGAGAATATCCGGGCGCCAGGAGCAGACCAGGAACCACGCCGAGCTTCGGATATACCTGGCGGATAACTTCCATGCCGGTCTCTTCGCCGGTGACGGAATTGTAGGATCCGATCACGTCGGAAGCTGTGACAGCTGTCGGGTCGATCTGCTTGCCTGATACCTTCAGAGAGGTCTCGGAGTAGTAGGTGCTTGCTGAGAGCAGTGTGACGACAAGATATCCGTCGCTGTCGAACTCTACGGTGTAGTCCGTGCCCTTTACCAGGGTGTTGGTTCCGCCGGAGTCCTTCACGGTCAGGTTCGTGTCGATCAGGATGCCCTTCTGCTTGACGGTGGCCTGATGATTGGTGACCGTCGCGGTCACTGCTGCCAGCGTCTTGTTGTGTGTCGTCGGATCCAGGACGTTGATATAAACGACCGGGCGTACCGGGAAGACGTTGCTGGTCAGATACATGGTCTGGCACAGGGTGTAATTCTGAAAATCATCAGAATATCCCAGGGCAGCCATGGCCTCGCTTGCACTGTATGCGAGGATCGGAGTGTTAACGGCCGCTGATGGATCATCCAGGGTATTGATCGGCGCGGTGCCGATGACTACCTGCACGGATGATCCGGATGTCACTGGGACGGCCAGGGCGGTCGCTTCTTCGAGCACTTTGATGCCATGATCGCTCATCAGTTATTTCCTCCTTTTTTGTAATGAGCCGCTCGCCTGTAGGCGCTGGCCACGAAGCCCTTGCCGGTGCGGATCATCTCCTCGGCCATGGCATAATCCTTGACCGGAAGCAGGAGATTGCCGAACTCAGGCATATCTTCGATGGCCTGCTTCAGGCCTTCCGGGATGCCTTTGTATACGCGGTTCTGGATCGCGACTCCGGCGATCGTGGGACCCACATACATGAGCGGCTCGTTTTCGGGTTTCGGCTGCTTCGCCTGGACTACCTCTTCCTTAACGGCGGGGTCAGCCTTTTTATTTTTAGCCATAGGTTGGCTCCTTCCTCCCCATCTTCGGGACCATGAAGGTGATCTCGATGCCTCCGAAGTAGTAGGGGTATGTGTCTTCTTCCTGCAGAGCCCACTA